CTCAAGCAGCGGCTATTGCAGCATGCCCGGCTGAGACGACAAGCAGTGTCGGAACGCTGATCGCTGGAGCCAGCAGCAAGGCCACGCCGGTCGACGGCGACAACCTGCTGCTCGCGGATAGCGCGGCGAGCAACGTCGCGAAGCGCTTCACGTGGGCCAATCTCAAGTCCGCGCTGCAGACGGCCCTGGACGGCGTCTTCGCGCGCCTCGCAGGAGTCGCCGGTGGGCAGACGTTGAACGGCGGCACGGCCGCGAGTGAGACGCTCACGCTGCGCAGCACGGCGCACGCGACCAAAGGCGCCATCATCCTCGGGGCTGCATCGTCGTACGACGAGGCGAACAACCGCCTCGGAATCGGCACGCTGACGCCGTCGGCGAATGTGCATTCCATGGCGACAACCGAGCAACTGCGGCTGGGCTACGACGCGAGCAACTATTTGTCGGCGCTGGTGGCGTCGTCAGGTTTGGTCACGTTGACCGGAACGCTTGGGCAATATCGCCTGTCTGGCCCAACCGATGCCAATGCAACGGCCACGCTTGGCAGCGAACTGATCACCAACGGGGGATTTACATCTGATCTATCCGGCTGGGCGGCTGGTGCTGGCTGGTCATGGTCGTCTGGCGGCGCGCTACACGCAGCCGGCAATACGGCTACTCTGGAGTCTGCCGTAACAGTAACGTCTGGAAATACATACCAGCTTGCCGTGGTTATTTCCGGACGGACGGCTGGGTCTGTTGCGATGGCTTTAGGGGCGGTAGCCGCTATTGAGAGCGCAGCTTCAACCGCTTTTTCAGTATCGTCATCGAGAACGGTCGTGGCTGGAGCATCCGGTGCTGTAACTGTGACGATTACGCCGACAACGGATTTTGACGGAAGAATAGACGATGTGTCTCTGAAATCTGTCACGTTGGGGTCGTTCCCGCCGGCAATGGGTTTGCTGGAGGCGGGATCGATGACAACTGAGTTGCGGCAGTCGCGACTCAGACAGGTGGTTTCACTAGGGCAGGACGCTGGGAGGAGCAACACCACTGGCAGTGCAAACACCAATGTCGGGGTAAATGCCGGATACAGCAATACTACTGGGACTTGGAATACCAACTACGGGCGAGACGCTGGAAACCGCTGCACCGTGGGCATTGCCAACACAAACGTCGGGGTAAATTCCGGATACACTAACGCATCAGGCGGGTCGAACACCAATATCGGCGCCAACGCCGGTTACAGCCTCACGACAGGCAGCTCGAATACTAACGTAGGAGATAATGCCGGCTACAGAATCAGCACTGGCACCTCAAATTGCAGTATTGGCCGCGGCGCTGGCAGGGGGATCACAACAGGCAACACCAATACCTATGTGGGGAGGGACGTAGGTTACAACCAGGAGACTGGCAACGGCAACGTCGCTGTAGGCAACAACGCCGCGCGGTATATCGCAGACGGCGTGACCGCATTGGTGACAGGAAATAACTGCGTTTATATCGGCACGTTGACAAAAGCCTCCGCCGATTCCGTCACGAACGAAAACGTCTTCGGCTACAACGCCACCGGCATCGGCAGCAATAGCTGCGTCCTCGGCTCGTCCGCGGTCACCAAATGCCAGATCTTCGGCGACATCATCCTCGACAAGACCGTCACCGCCGGCGGCACCACCGGAGCGCAGACGATCAACAAGACCGTCGGTAGCGTCAACTTTGCCGCAGCTGCCAGTTCGCTCGTCGTCACCAACAGCCGCGTCACGACGGCCTCTGTCATCATCGCCACCGTCGCGACCAACGACTCGACGATGAAATCTGTCGTCGCCGTCGCCGCATCCGGTAGCTTCACCCTCACCGCCAACGCCGCGGCGACCGCCGAGACGCGCGTCAACTTCATCGTCATCAACTGAGGCCAGACATGCCACTCAACCGCGACGACATCATCAGCGAGGCCGCGATCTCCGGGTCCGCTGGCATCACCTGTAACCGCATCGAGATCGTCATCGACCCGGTCTCGCGCAACCTGCGGGCCAACTTCCTGCTGTCGAAAATCACTGTTCTGAACAGCGGAAAATACTTCGAGGAATCCATGCAGCCGATCAGCGTCGATCTGTCCGACGGCACCGGAACCAAGACCTTCCCGATCTACAACCGCCGCACCGGCCTGCCTGCGGCTGGAGGACAGACCAGACAGTACGACACCCTGACGCGTGACCTGATGAGCCTGTTCTTCGCGACCGCGGCGGCTTCTGGAGTCGCGTAACGACTGCTGACGAAGGAAGACAAATGCCTGAGCCCAACGAACCCGACTACCGCCAATCTGCCGTCACCGGAACGAAGTGGCGCCGGTCCTGCCACGGCGAATTCGACAACGCGTACGCACGGACCCCGTGGATCCGCTTCGACTGGGAGGACCGCGTCCTCCTCGCCGACGGCTCTACGATCGGCACCCCGGCCGGATCGACCCAGCGCGAGTTTTCCGACCCGCGCGCCACGCTCGCCCTGCGCGACCCGGAGACCGGCGCCCTCACCGGCCAGACCATCACGCACGGCGAGCTCTACGCGATCCTCTGGAGCCTCGCGATGGAATCCGCCGCGCGGGCCGACGCCGCGGCGGCTGGAGTCGCGTAATTGCGCGCTACCTGGCGTTCGCACATTCCTTGGCGTGCGCGCGTCACGTGGCGCGGACGCGGGTATTCCACTGTTCCGCCCCTGATTGTCGACGAAACCATCCCGCTCGTCTTTCCCCCGGAACTCGGGATTTCCGCTTCACAGCGGCTGTGGTCGGAAGAAGTGGCCCTGGCGATCACGCGCGACGGAGAGCCGATCGATCAGCTTGAGGTGGCCTATGAGTTCAGCAATGGACGACGTTTTTATTCCCCGTGATGAGACCTACGAAGAACTCCCAGAGCCGGTACGGATGGTGGTCTCGTGCGAGGAGTACCTCTGGCTCAGCGACGCCGAGAAGGCGCGGCTTGAGCGCGATTTGACGGAACCGGAGTGGGCATGAGCGAACTGACGCAAGCAGACCGGATCACCGCCAACGACATGGTTCTGGCGAAGGACATGGCGGACGCGCTGTTCTCGCACTACCCCAGGCACTTGTGGGGGGTGAACGTGGAGGGGGCGCAGGGCATGGCCTATGTTCGCCTGTTGTCGGTGTCGGGCAAGTACGGGTTCAAGCTGCGCCTGCCGCAGAACTACTCGGCAAGCGAGTTCAGGCAGCGCGTCGTGCGCGCCGGTGGCGAGATTCTGGAGCGGTACCGCCTGCGCCGGGGCACAGCGGACTGGGAAGAGATTAACGGCTTGCCGGTGGCTCCGACTGGTATCGTACAAGGGGACCTTGCCGCATGATCACGAACTCGCGAGCGTTGCAGCTGGCGCGCGATGCCTACTCCGGGAGCACCCGGTATTTCGACGCCAACGTCCGTACCCGGCTGGAGCAGGACATCCGGATGTTCCAGTCCCGGCATGCGCCGGACTCGAAGTATGCGTCGGACGCTTATCGCGCGCGGTCACGATTGTTCCGGCCGAAGTCGCGCGCTACGGTCAGTCAGAACGAGGCGATCGCCGCACAGGCGTTCTTCTCGACTATGAGCCCGGTGGCGGTCAGTGCGATTGACGAGCAGGACCCGCTGCAACTGGCGGCGGCCGAGACGATGCAGGCTCTGCTCACCCATCGGCTGCAGAAGAGCGTTCCCTGGTTCCTTACGCTCATGGGGGCGTACCAGGATGCGCAGGTTACCGGCGCCGCGCTGGCGCATCTCGACTGGGAATACCTGCCGGAGCGCGGGATCGACCGGCCGAGTATCCGGCTGGTGCCGTTGGAAAATTTCCGTTTCGACCCGGCGGCCAGCTGGGCCGATCCGATCGGTACCTCGCCGTACCTGATCGAGTTGATCCCGATGTACATCAAGGACGTCAAACGGCGCATGCGGATTGGCACGGACGGAGCGGCGCCGAAGTGGTTTCCGTTGCCGGAGTCCGAGTTGCAGAGTTCGGCGCAATCGTTCGACAACACCCGCCTGCTGCGCGACGAGGGCGCCAGCGACGCGCGCGATGTCAAGGCGACGACCGAGTTCTCGGTGGTCTGGGTGCATCGCAATATTGTCGAGGACGGGGGCGTCGACTGGTGCTACTACACGCTGGGCGATCGGTTCCTGCTCAGTGAGCCGGTCCTGCTCGCGCAGCAGTATGGGCACCCTCAGCGGCCTTACGTGCTGGGCTGCTGCGTCGTCGAGACGCACCGGCCGTACAAACCCTCTGCCGTGCGACTGACGCGGTCGCTGCAAGAGGAAATGAACGAGCTGGTCAACCAGCGCATCGACAACGTAAAACTGGTCCTGAACAAGCGTTACTTCGTCAAGCGCAACAAGCAGGTGGACCTGCGCAGCATCACGCGCAACACCCCAGGCAGTGTCACGATGATGTTGGATCCGGATGGCGACGTGCGGGTGGTCGATACGCCGGATGTAACGGCATCCAGCTACCAGGAGCAGGACCGGCTGAACCTCGACTTCGACGAAATCGCAGGGTCCTTCTCGAATTCGAGCGTACAGAGCAACCGGCGAATGAACGAGACCGTCGGCGGTATGCAGATGCTGACCGAGAGTTCCAACCAGCTGGCCAACTACCGACTGAAGACCTTCACCGAAACCTTCGTTGAGCCGGTCTTGCGGCAACTCGTGCTGCTTGAACAGGCCTGGGAGACGGACCAGACAGTCTTGGCACTCGCAGGCAAGCGGGCACGCCTGGAGCGTTTCGGTCTCGACCATGTGACGGACGAACTGCTGCTCGCCGAGGTGGTGCTGACGGTCGATGTTGGCATGGGGACGACCAGCCCGACGAACCAGATAAACAACCTGCTAACCGGCGTGCGCGGGGTCAAGGAGGCGCTGGCGGATTCGATCCTGGAGCGCTACGGCGTGGCGCCCGACGAGATCATCAAGGAGATTTTCGGCGCGCTCGGCTACAAGAACGGCGGGCGGTTCTTCCGCGAGACGGAAAATGCGCAAGTCGAGAGCCTGCGCGCGCAGCTGGAGAAGCTGCAGCAGCAACTCGAAGCCAAACACCCGCAGGCGGTCGTCGACGCCACCGTCGAAAAGCTGCTGGCGGAAGTCGAGTACATCAAGGCCAGGAAGGTTGCCGAGGGGGTCTCGGCAACGTACTCGGCAATCCAGACGGCGGAGAGCATCTCTTTGGCGCCGCAAGTCGCGCCGATCGCGGACAAGGTGCTCGAAGCGCAGGGGTACACCGTGCCGGATCCCCGAGGGGTCGATCCAGGGTTGCCGTTCAACGCCGCCGATGCGGCGGGGGTTTCGCCGGCAGCTGCCGAGGCGCTGCAGACCGGGCCAGTCGAGGTTCCCGAGAGCGGCAACACGAGCCCGATGTTTCCGGCAGTCGCCGACAGTCCGCGGCAGGGCATTGAGACGGAACAGAACGATGGTTGATCGCGGCGTGCACTTGTGCGGGGGTGGTGCAGGATGACCGAAGTGCAACAAATGGAAGCAGCGGTAGCACTCGGGCTGCACGTGGAGGGGTTTCTCTCCGGACCGATCGGGAAGTATCTCGTCGGTCGAGCCGAAGAGGAAATCGACGCGGCGCTTCAGGAGATGAAGACCGTGATGCCTACTGACACGCCGCGTATCGTGGCATTGCAGAACGTGATTCACCGCGCCGAGTCGATCCAGTATTGGCTCGCCGAGGCGATCCAGGCGGGGCTCAACGCGCAGCAGGAACTGGTTGATAACGGGTAAAGGACAGACAAATGCAGGTGGATGCTGCCGGCGCCACCCTGACGGGCGTGCCGGAAAGAGGAACGGAAGAGGGCAACGTGCCAGTGGCGCAACTGTCGAGCCGCAGAGAGGCAGCACTGCAGGCCATCGAGGACGCGGTAGCGCAGCAGCGCTCCGCTGAACTTGGGGTGCCGCAAGAGACCCCGCCCCCGGAAGACGAGCAGCTGCAGACGCAGATGGCCGACGAGGTCATTTCCGATCCGGCCGGGCGCAGGGTACGAGTGAAGGTGGACGGAGTCGAGCAGGATGTGGCGCTCGACGAGGTCCTGCGCACGTTCCAGAAGAATTCGGCCGCCGACAAGCGGCTGGAAGAGGCGACCCGTTTGCTGCGGGAAGCCCAGCAGAGGCAGCAAGCGCAACCGCCCACTGCACAGGAAGACAGCAAGACCGGCACCGACCTGGCGCCGGGGGATACCGCGGACCGGAAGCAGCTTCCGGCCGAGGTGGAAAACCAGGTCAGCGCGGCATTGGACGCCATCTACTCCGGCGACCAAGAAGCCGCACGGGCAGCCCTCGTCAAGGTCTTCGAGCAGCAGTGGAGCGGCGCAGCGGCGCCTACTCCGGTTGCGGCGCCGCAGATCGACTACAACGAGGTCGCCCAGCGCGTACAGCAACTTCGCGAGGTCGATACCGCTCTAGAAACCATTCGGCGCGACTACCCCGACGTGATCGCCAACCCCGACATCGAGCTGCTGACCGCCATCAAGGTCAATGCCCGCGTCGCCGAGGGAACCCCTCGTCACGTGGCCATGCTCGAATCGGCGAGCGAGGTGTATGCCTCGCTGGGCAAGACGCCAGGGCGCCAGCAAGCCGACCGGGCAGGCGAATCACGGGACGAGAAGTTGAAGCAGAAGGCCGCACGAGACTACATCGCGCCGGCCAGTGTGGCAGCCCCAAGCGCGGAAGCGCCGGAGCCCTCGAACCCGGCTGACGTGATCCGTCAGATCGCGGCGCGCAGGCTCGGGCAAAGCCTGGCGCTGGCGGGCCGCTGATCAACTTTTTGAGATAAAGGAGACCCGCCATGGCCGGTCAAATCTGGGTCACCAACACGCTTGGTGGCTACATGTACTCGGAAACCCTGTCCAAAGTGCTGCGCATGGCCGTGCAGCCGCTGTGCAAGTTCCGCCAGTTCGCCGACGTCAAGGACGCCGCGACGCAGGGCAAGGGCAAGGGCGACACATTCCACTGGAACGTCTACAGCGATGTGGCCTCGGCCGGTACGGTGCTGACGGAAACCAGCACGATGCCCGAAACGAACTTCACGATCACGCAGGGCACGATGACGATCACGGAATTCGGCAATTCCGTTCCGTACACCGGCAAGCTCGATGACCTGTCGTTGCACCCTGTCACCGAGATCATCGGCAAGGTGCTGAAGAACGACGCGAAGAAGGCCTTCGATACGGCCGCCTACGCGCAGTTCAATGCGACGCCGCTGCGGGTCATCCCGACAGGCGGTACGAGCACCACGGCGATCACGCTGTACACCAACGGCACGGTCACCGGTACCAACAACGTGGCGCTCGGCAAAACGCAGGTCAAGCTGATCCTGGACACGATGCGGGAGCGCAACATCCCTGCGTACGAGGGGGACGACTACTTCGCCGTCGCACACCCAAGCACGTTCCGCCAGGTCAAGGACGATCTCGAATCGGTGCATCAGTACACGACCGAGGGCTTCGGCTTGATCGCCGCTGGCGAAGTCGGCCGGTACGAGCGATGCCGCTTCGTCGAGCAGACCAACATCGCCAAGGCGGGCTGGACCAACGGCAAGTCGAACCAGGCGTTCTTCTTCGGAAACGATACCGTGGCCGAGGGTATCGCGGTGCCGGAGGAGATGCGCGGCAAGATTCCGACCGATTTCGGCCGGGGCCGGGGCATCGCCTGGTACTACATCGGCGGTTTCGGTCTGGTCCATACCGTGGCGGCGCAGGGTCGCATCGTCAAGTGGGACAGCGCGGCGTAACCCGCCGGTAGCGCAACGCGAGCGGCGAACTGAGTGAATCGGTTCGCCGCCCGATGCAGGAGGTAGCGGTATGGGTCTGAAATTTCTATTCGGCGGCGAGAGTCTGACCGGGGCATCGCAAAAAGCGGTTTCCCAAGGCTTTGATGTGGCATCCCAGCCGGCCGAGCGCGAGTGGATGTTCGTCCAGGGCCCCCCGGTCGAAAACCCTAACCCTGCGCGGCGCGGGTTTCAGTCGCGAGGTTTTTGGGACAACACGTCGCAGGTAACGGAAGAAATGGAGAGCGACAATGGAAAGTGATGCCTACACCCCTACAGGGGAGCTACAGGGCGATGATCGCCCGGTCCCCTACCGGGGCTGCACGACCGGGGTCTTGGCGGGCACGCACGGCCGGGATTTCGGGATGGACGCGGTTCATCGCATGGGAGGCATCGCGGGCGACACCGGCAGCGACGCGGCTTTCTCCTTGGAATCAGAAAGCCCGTTGCAGTTCTCGGGCAAGACGAACCGTCCGGATGAGTCGCTGTGCGGCTGTCTGGAGAGCGCCTGATGAGCGAGCTGGACCGAAGCCGGGCGTTTGGCGAAATCTACGGTGACGAAGAAGGCCGGAGGTTCGAGCAGGACGGGCAGTTCTTCGACGGCACAGGCAAGCTGATCACTTCCGAAGCGCCAAAGCCGCGGCGCAAGCCTGTAGTGACAGAGACGCCCGTTGTGGATCCGGCCGGGCTGGATCAGGCCGCGGCGCAGCTTCTCTCGTAGGGGGTAGGGTGGTCCTCACGCAGACCCGGTTCGGGGCGATGCTGGTCAACGAGAACGACGTGTTCGTCGGGCGTTCTCTGATCGCCTACGGCGAGTTCTCCCAGGGGGAGGCCAATTTGTTTTCGGACATTGTTGAACCGGGGTGGCGGGTGGCCGATGTCGGCGCGAATGTCGGCGCGCACACCTTGCTCTTTTCCCGCCTGGTCGGCCCCAGGGGCAGCGTACACGCCTACGAACCCCAGCGGGCCGTCTACAACCAGCTGTGCGCCAACCTGGCGCTGAACGACGCGCACAACGTCTGGGCGCACCGGGCGGTGGTCGGAGCGGGAGGTGGAAGCATCGCCCTCGGGGACGTCGATCCGCATGCCGAGTGTAACTTTGGCGGGTTATCGGTCGATGCGCTGCGGCAGGAAGGCGCGGAGGCGGTTCCTGTGATCCCGCTGTCCGGGGATTTTCACTTCATCAAAGTGGACGTCGAAGGCATGGAATCCGAGGTGCTTCGGGGGGCGAAAGATTCGATCGCCCGTAACCGCCCTCTGCTCTACGTCGAGAATGACCGAGACGATAAGTCCCCGGAGTTACTGCTGCTCCTGGAAGAACTCGGGTACGACGCGTTCTGGCACGTCACCCCGTTGTTCCCGGAAGAAAATTTCAGGGGCAACGCAGAGAACATCTGGGGGGCAAACGCCAACTACGTATCCCTCAACCTCTTCTGCACCCCAAAAGAGCGCCCGATGAACCACGACCTGGACAAGGCCCGGGAATGCAGCAGCGACTATCTGAGGAAGCGCTTTTCGTGATACCGGAATATCCCCCTGAGCACCCAGGAAACGGGGCGATCTGGGACCTCGTCCCCTACACCCGCGGCACGGTGCTAGACGTAGGCGGCCCGTACGTCAAGCCGTTCCCCCAGTTCATCAAGGTTCACGACTCCCCAAACACGGATAACAAACCAGACCTGGTGGCGGACTGCGCGGATCTCTCGAAGTCCGTGCACGCCGGGAGTGTCGATGCGGTTTTCAGCGCGCACATGTTGGGGGACATCGAGGATTACCGGGCCGCACTAGCGAGCTGGTGGGCGTGCGTGAAGGTCGGCGGGCACCTGGTGCTTTACCTACCGCACAAGGACCACTACCCGAACATCGGCTGCCCAGGTGCCAACCCGGACCACAAACACGACTTCGAACCGCAGGACATCGTGCGCGCCATGCGAATGTTGCGCGGAGGCTGGGACCTGGTGGTGCAGGAGGTGCGCACCGAGGGGCGGGAATACTCGTTCCTGCAGGTCTTCCGGAAGCGCCGGGACGACAGCCAGCAGTTCCCGTACATGGCGTACCAGAAGCCCAAGAAAACGGCCTGCGTCGTTCGCTACGGCGGTTTCGGCGACATGCTGCAGGCAGCCAACATCCTGCCGGCGCTGAAGCGGCAAGGTTACCACGTTACGATGATGACGACGCCCGTCGGGCAGGACATCCTGCGGCACGACCCGCACATCGACGACTGGTTCATCCAGGATCCGGATCAGGTGCCGAATCACTGGCTGAATGCGTTCTGGGCGCACGTGTCGCAGCGCTTCACGCGCTTTATCAACCTCTGCGAGTCGGTCGAGGGAACGTTGCTGGCGATGCCTGGGCGGGCTAACCACGCCTGGCCGTTTGCCCTCCGGCATGCCCGGATGAACGACAACTACCTCGAATTCACGGCCAGCCTGGCAGGAGTGCCGAATACCCGCGATGCCCGGTTCTACGCAACCCCGGCGGAGAAAAAAGCGGCTCGGGCGCGGTTGCTGCTTGATGGTCTAAACGTCGTCTGGGCGTTGTCGGGGTCGAGCATTCACAAGTTCTATCCTGGGCAGGACGTTGTTATCGAGCAAATTCTGCAGGCCTACCCCGCCTGCCGGGTGTTTCTGGTCGGCGATGCGGCCTGCAAGCTGCTCGAACAGGGGTGGGAGCACGAACCGCGAGTCGTTTGCCTGTCGGGGGAGTTGGCTATCCGGGACACGCTGGCACTGGCGCAAGTGGCGGGCTGTGTCATCGGCTGCGAGACGGGCGTGCTCAACGCCGTCGCGTTCCTGCCGAACCGCAAGGTGGTTCTACTCTCCCATTCGTCGGTCGAGAACCTCACCAAGCACTGGATCAACACAGCCAGTCTGGTTCCGGACGCGGTGTGTCACCCCTGCCACCGGCTGCACTATGACCGGACGTTCTGCCCGCAGGATGAGGCCACAGGAGCGGCCGTGTGCCAAGCTAGCATCGCCCCCAAAGAGGTATTCGCCGCGATGGGCGTCTTCCGGACGGAGGAGAGCGCAGCATGAACGTCGGCCAACTGGAAGCGGCCTACCGGGTGCAGACAGGGGACACCGTCGCGGCCAAGTATCTATGCTCGCGCGCTGACTTCCTGCTGCGGCTCAACGAGGCGCAAGTCGAGGCGGCGCGGCGGTCGCACATGTTGATTGACTCCTCCACGCCGGAGTTGACTGAAGTGACGGTTTCCGCCGGACAGGCCGTGGTCGAGCTGGATCCGCGGATCATCCGGGTCCGGCGGGCCTGTCGCTTGCCGCAGCGCTGGCCCTTGGAGAAGACTTCAGCTCGGACGCTGGATCGTTGCCTGCCCGGCTGGGAAGCGGCGGCCAACAGTACCCCGTCAAGGTTTGTGACGGATTGGCAGTCTGGCGCGCTGCGCCTGTACCCACCGCCAGTCGCGGCAGTGACGCTGGCCCTGACGGTCATTAGGGAACCGCTGGACTCGCTCTCTGACAACACGCACGAACCAGAGCTGCCCGCCCGCTGCCACCTGTCGCTGCTGGAATGGGTCAAGTACCGGACCTACAGCGCACAGGACCCGGACAACTTCGACTCGGTGGCCGCGGAAAAGGCTTTGGCCGCCTTCACCGCAGAGTTCGGCCCGGCGATCGGTGCGATCAATGAGCACTGGTCTTCCGAGCAGGACTGGGACAACGGAGAGTTCTGATGACGTTGAAGAAGAATCTCGAGATCGTCGAAGGGACCACATTCTCCTTGGTGGTCTATTGGGAAACTACGCCTGTGGTGTACAAGGCGATCACGAACGTCTCGCAGACCGCGCCGGTGCGCATCACGGCACCGGGGCACGGAGCGCTTGAGGGGGTGAGAGCTACGGTTACCGGGGTTCGCGGGATGAAGGAGATCAATGCGGCCGAACCGAATGCGCTAACCGATGACGACTACCACCGAGTAACAGTCGTCGATGCGAACAACATCGAGTTCAACGACGTGAATGCCTCGGATTTTCGGGCGTATGTAAGCGGCGGCTACCTGCAGTATTTCACGCCGGTTGATTTGACCGGTTTCTCGGCCCGAATGAGCGTGCGAAATCGCAGGGGCGTAACTAACCTGCTGGAATGTCTGGTGGACGGAACTTCGGGAACGACCAAACCGGGCGCGGCAGGGGCGGACGGCACCGTTACCTGGGCCGCGGCGAGCACGGGCGCCCCGGATCAGGAGTGGCAGCCGGATCACGCCTACGTAATGGGAGACTTGGTGGACACCGAAGAACTACTTCGGCTGACGGATGGTAACGGGCGCATCCTGCTCGACGACGTGGCGCAGACGATCACGCTTTCCGTGTCCGCGGCAGACACGGCCGCCATTGACTGGAAGACGGGCGTGTATGACCTTGAAATGGTTAGCCCGGACGCCACACCGGTTGTCACAAAGTTGCTGTCTGGCAGAGTCACCGTGGTCGAAGAGGCAACGGTGCTGTGAATGGACGCGGTCTTCTGTCGTAACGAACCCCAGGAAACACGGGTTCTCGCCCGTTCGGTTTGTGTCTTTGCAACGGCGGGTAGCCTCTCATCGGTCGGCGCTCTTGTTGCGCAAACCCTGATCTCCGTCTGTACCGAGCCGGCTGTTCTGTCGGCGCAAGTACGTCCCGGCGCCAGCCTCTGACGCTAACTCTACAAGGAAACCACCATGGCCGGAAAAACCGCCTACCTCGAAAACGCCCTGCTGAAGCTCATCTTTCAGGCGGTCGCCATCGCCAACCTGGCGGACAATGCCGCGTCTTCGCCGGCAACGACGCTGTACCTCAGTTTGCACACAGCGGACCCGACTGACTCGCCCGCGACTGAACAGGCGGAGAATGAGACGACGTACTCGGGCTATGCGCGCAAAGCGCTCACCCGGAGCAGCGGCGCATGGACGGTGACCGCCAACTCGGTTTCCCCTCTGGCTAACGTTGATTTCGATGCCGTCGTATCCGGTTCCGGAACGATCACGCACGCCGGGGTGGGGCTGTCGGCATCCGGCAACGGCAAGCTGCTCTACTCCGGAGCCATCACACCGGCGATCACGATTGCGGCCGGTGTCATCCCGCGCCTGACGACCGCATCCGCGATCACGGAAACGTGAGCTTGGCCGGGTAGCAGGTCGTGTCGATCGCCTGGGGTACGCCTACCACCTTCTATGGGATAGGCGGGGAGCAACGGTTCTGGGTCGAGGTTGAGACCAACGTCTTCGCTTCGTTCGGGTGGTCCGAGGGGGTCCTGCTCGAATACAACCCAAGTACCGAGGATTTCGACGTTTCGGCGGTCACGGAGCCTACCCCGGCAACCGCATCGGCGGCGGCGGCGTCTAGGCTGGCTGACGGGCGCATTTTGCTCGCCGGGGGCGACTCTTCAGACTCGACGTATCTCGGTACGTTCTCAGCTGGTGATTTTACCTGGGTCGCATCTACCGACCTTCCTTTTTCTCAGCCCGGTGGGCATGCACAGACGATTCTTGGTGACGGCCGCATTTTCGCGCTCGATGTTACCGGCGTTGAGGGAGTTGTGTGGCTTGGCGAAGTCAGTGGTAACACCATTTCTTGGACGGAAGCCACGGTTACATCCGGAACGGCCGACACCCTCCCAGCACGAGCGGTCACGCTCGATGATGGGAGGGTGCTGGTAGCGTGGTCGCCCGTTTACCTGTCTTTCGCTACCGTTACCGACGACAACGTCGGGTGGGAAGACGCCACCGTGACCGGTGGAACGTTCCCCGGAACCCCCTTGTTCCCGTCAGTTGCCGCACTATGGCCGGACGGGGTGCTGGCTGGGTGCGGGTTTGATTCGTCATCATCGGACCCATATCCGGGGGAGTATTTCCCGAACGTCGCGGGGGCAGAAATTGCAGGCACCGATGTTGACCTAACCGATTTTGACCCGGTTCCCGTAGACCATCCGGAAGTCTATTCAGGTTTCTTTCGGTTGTCTGACGGCAAAATAGCGGCACTGCTTTATGACCTCGAAACTAGCGAGGATGTCTGGGTACTCGGCACGGATAGCAACGCCTCCCCGATCAGGCAAACAAAGCTATCAGTCTCGGCTGCAGCTACGGCGGCATTCGTCGCCGGGTCAGGCGTAGATCCAGGAGTGCTGGAGGTGCTCGCAGGATCCAGCACGGAGTGGGTCAACCCGGGTCGCGCGTTACAAATCTCCTGCCCCTCTACTGCGCATTTCTGGGCGCCATCTTACGCCCGGCTCTCGGTAGCAAGCGCTTCGTCCGCCGACTTCCGGGCGTCGAGCAAAGTACAGTTCTCCTGGTACTTACGGTGCGCGAGCCTTGCGGCCTTCCGCGCCAGGTTCGAGAAGCCTGTTGCGCTGCGGTTCTATGGTCGGAGCGCAGCACGCTTTGCCGCGGTGGCGTTTGTTCCCGGTGGATTGCTTTCTGCAGGTAATGCGCACGGGGAATTTCACGGCCAAGTCTTGGCGCGTGTAGCTTGGTCGGCGGCCGCAGGCAGCTCTCTCTTGTCGCAGTCTGCGGCCTATGCCCCTGCCGTGCTTTCCGCCGGGGGAGGGGCCGCCGCCAATTTCCCGGCGGTGAAGTTCAACGGGGGGAGGATGGCGCTTTCAGGGGCGGCGGTCTGCTCGTTCACCGGCGGGGCGATCCCGGTAGTTCCCTGGATCGACATAGCGCGCCTGGATTCCGTGCACGTGCTCCACAAACCGCAGTTCGTTTACGCAGGAGGTAGCGCTTGAAATTCGGACCGTTCCTTGGGTTGGACAACCTACGGGAGGTGAACGAGCTTGCCGTGTTCGAGAACGGCAAACCGGCCGGGCAGTATCTCCGGCACGCCTTCAACGTCGATCTCGACCGCACGGGCCGGGTTCGTCGCCGGAGCGGGTTCGCGCAGGCGAAAGCGCTACCAGGGGCGCACTCGCTCTGGTCGAACCAGTCGCGCACGCTGTTCTGCCGGAACTCGAAGCTGTACGAGGTCACCGCGTTCTCGCCAGTCACCGAGAGCCTGCTGACCTCACTCGCGGCGGACGACGCGATGAGCTTCGCGGACCACAACGGGGACATCTTCTTCAGCAACGGCACGGACGCCGGCAAGCTCCGCAAGAACGAGGTGTACCCCGAGCCTTGGTCCCTGGCGGTTCCGTCAGCCCCCGCGGTCTCGCTGGTCGCCGGTTCTCTCCTCCCAGGGGGCTACCTGCTCAGCGTGACCTTCTCCACCGCGGACGGCGAGGAGGGGGGCGCAAGCCCGGTACAGCGGATCATGTTGACGACGGACAGCGACATCCACGTGACCGCACCTTCCGCGGCGCCGGGGGCGGCCTTCTTCAACGTGTACCTGTCCGCGCGGGACGGCGAGGCGCTGACCTGGCACTCGACCGTTGCCGCTGGGGCGGGCACCGTGGTGATTGACGCGCTCAGTACCGGGCACACGTTACGGCAGCAGCACATGGCGGTGCAGCCCGCCGGGCAAATCGTCGCCATCCACTACGCGCGGCTGCTGGTTGCGTCCGGGGCGATCCTGACCTATTCGCAGCCGCGCACACCGGGCAAGTACCTGCCCAGCAAGGGGTTCATCCAATTCCCGGAACGTATCACCAACGTCGTCCCGTGCTCCGGCGGCGTGTACGTGACCACGGAAGCCATCAGCTACTGGCTCTCCGGGCCGGACATCGCAACGGCCGCGATGCGCGTGCTACTCCCCTACGGGGCGGCGGAGGGGAGCCGGTTTAGCCTGCCCGATGGCCAATTGGTCGGCTGGTACGGCGATTCCGGTGTCGTCATCGCGGACGAAAACGGGGGCGTCAAGGCGGTACAAGAGGCGCACCTGGCAACCGACACGGCGGATCAGGCGGCGGTGCTCGTGTGTGAGCAAAAGGGCATCAGCAGCCTCGTTGTCGTGTTGCAAGGAACCGTCACGCCGTCGCCGCTGGCGCAACCGGGGGTCGCGGTCGAAGCCGCGGCGGTGCTGCATGGCCTATGACGACAAGGATCTCGGGCCGGTCTTTCCAACCCGGACCGGACCACCGCAGGGCAAGACGACGGAACGCGGCATGCTGGACGTGGTCGGCGGCGCGGCCGGGATTCGCACCCGGGTGGCGGAAAACCCGGATGGCAGCAAGACGTTGCTCCGGACCCGGGCGGGCAACCCGGAGTTCATCACAACAGGCGGGGTCTCGCCAACAGATCCCTGCGTGCGTGGGCCGTTCGAGGAAGTCGACTTCAGCCAGCGGCGGTGGCACACAGCGCTGGCCGACCTGGTCAGCTCGGATGGGATCTTCAGGATTCCGCGCGCGCCCCTGCGCAAGATCGCCGTCGAGGCGGGCGAGACTGACCCGAAACGCCTTGTTGAGCTTCACCTGGCCGCGTCCGCACTTGGCGGTCAACTGACCTCGCCGACACCCGGAGCGCTTGCGCTCATTGAGCCCGCCTACGGAAACCGGTTGTGGCACGCAAAGCAGATGGGGCGCATCGTCGAGAATGGGCTGTACTTCTGCATGAACCGGCTGCGTGCGCTGGTGCTGACCTGCCCGAAGCTCACTGGCCAGAAGCTGTTCACCTGGTGGTTCTCGAAAGAGGCGGACCCGGCCATGTCCGGGGGGTTACCGATCTGCCTGAACCGGGATGCGCAGGAAACCGGGCTGACGACGCGGATCCTGCACGGGCTGAGCGCGCTGAAGCAGTTCAGCCTGCGCGTCAAGACGCGCGCCGGGACTTTCATCACCGCGGCGCCGGGTGGGTTCCTCGGCGGTTTCGAGTCGCCGACGGAGGGCGGGCCGCCGGAGTTCCCGGCCGTGCTCAACGACAACGACCAGGTGCTCAACGACTTGTCGCGCGCGCTCTCGTGCGGGCAGCCGTGGCACGGCTGGATGGACACTTCCGGGATCCTGACGACCGCGGACCTGGTGAACTTTCCTGCCGGGCTCCTGGTGTCTCCGTCGGGGTACGTGGCGCCGGATACCGGGGACACCCACTATTTCGCCATTCCGGGGCTCCCGGACGTGTCGGACGCGGTGCCGGATGACTTCGCCTACAACGGCATGCGGTATTTCAAGGACGCCATCTTCTTCGGCTCGACAAAGAGGTACTCGCCGATCGCAGAAGACTTCAACCTGGGCAGTGACAGGTGGTTGCATTACGGGGCGACGACGGGGGAGATTCACGTTCTGCGGTTGGAGATTGTCGGGCCGGTAACCAAGTACGGGGCCACCGTTCGGATTCACAATGACGGCAAGCTGACGCTCTGGGGGGTAGAAGGAACCTCGGCGCAGATTGGCGAGTTCTTTCTGGCCGGGGCGCCCTCCTCGATAGACGCCCGGATCGCTTCGACGGCTACCGTGCTCTACTATGCGTCGACAGATTTCTTCGCCGCGTCGTATCCGGGGGTTCCGAACTACACCAAGCCGTTCAGGATGCCATTCGCTACGTCGCCAGCAGGTGGAGCGGTAGCCGTCTTGCTCTACTATTTCCCGTCATCATGGAAGTCGCTCAGTAACACTGCGGGGCCGCACGTCCTTTCGGCGTGGGAGATCACGGTGCCCGACAACCTGTCGTTGCTCGCTGCCGCCGAGAAATACAGCCTTGGCGTGCCGGTTCCAACGGAATTCGCAACCTACCTGACGATACATTACGTGCGCGCGTTCAGCCATACCCGGGACGCCGGCGGCGGGGTCTTGTACGACGTCTACTCTGTTTGGGAGCGGATGGAAAAACACGGGGATGACGTGGGCGGGGAGTGGGATCGCGGTCTCATTGGGGCAAACTTCCTTTCAGGCGGAACTCTGGCGCTGACCAATATCATCTATTCCATAGCGTTCGGCGCCGCAGTCTCTCTGACAGACGAAGCAACTGCCTACACCTACGAGGTTCCGCACGGAGATCCAGACCCGACAGGCGCGGAGTTGCCTGACCTACCTCGACGACAGGCTTGGCGGGAGTACACGGAAGTCGTAACGCTCGAGGCCCCGGATTATGATTTGGCGTCGGTCCTTTACACCCCGACGACATCCGGGCACACCGTAGACCCAGACGAGTTCGACACCTATTATGACCGCGCCAACTGGTGGCATCCTGCGGCCAACAACCTGACGTTACTGGCCCCGAAAAACCTTCACGACTCCGCGGTGTTCGTCGGCCCGGATGTCGTCGTTGAAGGAACCACCCTCGGCTACTACTACACGACGCACCCGGACTACCCTTGGCTGTTCGGATACGCCAGCTACAACCCGCGAACCAGCGAAATCCGCTGGAGTTCAACCCCGATCGGCTGTGTGTGAGGCCCTGCCATGACGACCTATGCCCTCAATCTCGAGACCAACGCCACGACGCAGTACGGCGACTCCTTCGATTTCAATTCACTGACCCAGGCGCATGACGGCCGCTACTACGCGATGAACGCCAGCGGGCTGTGCCTGCTGGACGGCGATGACGATGATGGCGACCCGATCGAGGCGATGATCGGGCTCGGGCAGAGCGATCTCGGCAGCGACCAGCGCAAGCGCTTGCGCGTCGCGTACCTGGGCGTCGAGAGCGACACGCCGATGGTGCTGGTGCTCGGCGCCGAGGGCGAGCAGTACGAGCTGCCCGCGCGTAGCGCTTCGGACGAGCACCAGCAGCAGCGGGTCGACGTGTGCCGTGGGGCGCGCGCCAACCTCTTCACGCTCGACCTTTACAACTCGGGCGGCAGTGACTTCAAGCTGTCCGCCCTCACCGTCGTTCCGGCGGCATCGGCCAACAGGAGATTCGGATCATGAGCATTGTCAGTTACAGCGGGCCGGGGTACTACCCGCCGATCGTCGTCGACCTGATCAACGCGGCATGGGACCAGGGCTTGAACATGCAGGCGACGTTCGAGGCCAAGGTGGCGAACGCTACGACGGGATGGCTCGATACGGCGCTGGCACCGGTCATGGCGTCCTCGTCGATCGCCGTGCCGACGGTCAGCGAGCCGTCGGTGACCGTGCCGACTTCCGCCTCGGTGGGAGATGTGCTGGCGACGTTCGACGCGCAGTACGCCGACCTGGTGACCTTTCTTGCCGGCAAGTTCACTGACTTCCGTACCGCGCACTTCCCGGACGACGACAGCAACTACAGCGCAGCGGCAGCCTGGATCGCCGATGCGCTGGCCAACCCGGACCAGGTTCTGCCGACTGCGCTGGCCGACATCATCTGGGAGGATGATCGCAGCCGCATCCTGCTGGACACGGCGCGGGCCGGAGCGGATGTCGTCGCGACCTGGGCGGCCAACGGCTACCCGTTGCCGGCGGGAGCGGAAGCCAGCGCGGTCCTGCAGCTGCAGCAGACGAGCCTGCAAGAGTTGGCGAAGTCCTCGCGTAATGTCGCCGTCAAGACCTTCGAGATGGCTTACGACCGTCTCAAGTTCGTTGTCAGCACCGCGATCTCCGCGCAGCAGGCCGCCATGTCGGCGGCGCTCGACTACATCAAGGCGCTGGCGGTCGGACCGGACATTTCCAGTCGGTTGGTCGATGCCGGCTACACCGCTGAGACCAGGCTGGTGACGGCCGCGAGCGCCTGGTACAACGCGCGCAGCGACGCGGTGAAGGTGACCATGGCAGCCAACCAGTTCAATGCGACGGCGACGCAGAACGCCGCCGAGAAGAACCAGGCCAGCGAGCTGGCGCTGATCCATGACCGCTTGACCGCCATGCTCGAAGAGGCGCGCGCCCTGGCGCAGATGTCGACCTCGCTGTTCAACAACGCGCACGTCTCGGCTGGCGTTTCGGCGAGCGACTCGGTTTCCACATCGCTGTAATCCGGCAGCACTTGTGCGGGGGTATCGTACGCTCTCGTCGTTTCTGTTGAAGTGCGAGAACGACATGCCAACCGAGCAAGCAGTGCGCCCCCTTGTTGGGCGAACGATCGCCAAAATCAAGGGCAAAGGAACAGCAACGTCGGACGACGTACCGATCGTAGCAGCCGGACAGCGGGTCGCCACGTCAAATGGCGAGGGGGTGTTGGTCCTTCCCGCAAAAATGATGTCCAACGAAAAGGCGCTTCGTGCCGTAGAAGCCATCATCCAAGAGGCCAACGGCGGGCGCCCACCGGTTCCACGAACTGGACAGGCGAGAAAAATGGCGGGAGGAGGGATTATCGACGGGGTTCTGCGCTTAGCCGAAAAGGTTCTGCCGGCGCCCAGTGGGGAGACCTACAGGGCGAAACAAGGCAGCAGGGAAGCCGAGCCGCCTTCTCCTGCAAAGACGTTCAACGCGGACGCCAGAAACCCACGAACGGTTACCCCGGTAACCGAGAAGCCCCCAAGTGGCGGGTTTCAAGAAGAAGCGGAACGCCGGCGAAAGCAAATGGCCGAGGCCATGTCATACAAGTGCGGGGGGATTCTGCGCAAGATGCGAGATGGCGGGGTGGTGGAGCAAAACGTGCCAGATAGCATTGACCGCTTTCTCATCGAGTACCGGGCCGGGGCATACCCCCCGGGATCGGCTTTGCGCGGGGCCGACCCGACCGGCGATGCCGGGGCGATCGTCCGCCAGGGGAACTCCTTCTCGATGGCGCCGACCGGCGACGCGGGCCGGCACGTGGGCGGCACGGTCGGGGTTCCCGGGTTCCAGCGACTGGCGCCCCCGGCCGCCCCGGCGTCCGACGGGCGGCCCTCCTTCCTGGCTGGTTTGCCCGAAGGCGGGCTGTTGCTCAAACCGGAAGGCCGGCAGGCG